CTATTCGTAGAGGAAGAGATAATCCAACATTATCTGTCTGGCCTATACCAGAGAACTCTACAGACACTTTAAAATTAGAAGTTGTTAAAGAACTACAGGATGTAAATAAATCTGCTACACAAAATGCAGATGCTCCTAAAAGATTTTTACCTGCTCTAACTTGTGGGCTGGCTTACTATATGTCTATGAAAAGACCATTAGTACCAGACACAAAGATTGCAATGTTAAAGACTAACTATGAGGAAATATTAGGAAGGGCTTTACAAGAGGATAGAGAAACATCTAGTATCTATCTATTGCCTAGACTAACATTTTATAATTAATGGCTACACAAAAGAATGCATTAGCCGTATGTGATATGTGTGGATTTGTTTATCCACATAGAGTAATGAGGTTAAATAGTTATGGGTTATTGGTATGTCCTCAAGACTTTGAAGGGCAGTATGATTTAAAAAACCATCCTCAGAATAGAGTACCAAATGTAAAAGATAATCCTGCTATTCGTAATCCTAGACCTGATGATGGTGGTAGGGGAACACTATGGAATGTACAGAACAGTTGGATTACAGTTGATCCTACTACTTTAGAAGAAACACGGCATACAACAAAGTACGATGATGCCAATAGAGCTTGGGATTTGATATGACAGATTTAACAGGAAAACTAATATCGGGAACTTATAAGCAGATACTTCAAGTAAATGCTACAACAACCAATACTGGATTAGGAGCTACATTAGTTACTATTCAAAGTGGGGATGGAACTGATTCGGCTCTACAGATATCAACTAACAAAGTTGTTGATTCAGGATCGTTTGGAGTATTTGGTAATGTAAGTGTACAAAGTGGAGTACAAGTAGTACTGGATGTATGTGCAAGAGCTTATTATGGTGATGGTTCTAATCTTAGTGGTATTACAGCTTCTATAGGTGGAGATGTATCTGTAAGCAGTCTTACTGTAGCTGGTGATGGTAACTTTGGTGGTAATGTAATTGTTAAAGGAAATACTTCTGTCTCTGGTAATATTGATACAGCAGGTAATACAAGTATAGGTGGAACACTAACAGCTACTGGAGCTACTCAATTAGGCTCTACAGTAACAGTTGTTGGTAAAGCTGTCTTTGAAGGTGACGTATCCGTAAGTGGTGATCTTGATGTAGCAACCAATGCTTCAGTAGGTGGTACACTTGCAGTAGGTAGTACAGCACAGATAACAGGTAAGACAGAATTTAAGAATGATGTATCTGTTAGTGGGGATATAGATGTAGCTACTAATGTTTCGGTAGGTGGTACATTAGGAGTAGCAGGTAATACAAGTGTAGGTGGTAATGTAAATATTACTGGAACTGTAACAATAGCAGGTGCAAATGTTCAAGCAGCTAATGCTAAAGTTTGTGCAAGTGCTTTCTATGGTGATGGTTCAAATCTTACAAATGTAGAAGCAGAACTAGGTGTAACATCTAATATTTCAGTATCGGGATTTATACATGCAGGTGGAAGTGTATCAGTATCTGGACCATTTAATGTTGTAGGAGCAGCTACCTTTAAAGATGATGTATCCGTATCAGGCAATACTAATCTATCTGGAACTGTAACTGTAGGTGGTGCAGCAAGTCTAGCATCTACTCTCTCTGTAGGAGGTGCTGCTAACTTTCTAAGTACAGTTACTGTATCTGGTAATTCAGGTTTTCTTGGTACTGTTAGAGTAAGTGGTAATACAAGTCTTGGTGGTACACTAGATGTAGCAGGTAATGTTTCTCTAGGAGGAAATGTAACTATAAAGGGAGATGTACATGTAAGTAGTAAAGTATGTGCTTCTGCTTTCTTTGGAGATGGTTCTAATTTAACAAATGTAACAGCATCTATTGAAGGTAATATATCAGTTAATAATGCTACTATAGGTGGTAATCTTTATGTAGGTGGAACTGTAACAGTAGCAGGAATAGGTATCTTTGAAAGTGATGTATCTATTTCTGGAGATATAAATGTAGCTACTAATGCTTCAGTTGGTGGTACATTTTTAGCTACTGGTAAAGCAGAGTTTGAAGATGATGTATCTGTATCGGGTAATTTAAATATAGGTGGTACAGCTACAATAGCTAGTAATCTAAGTGTTGGAGGAACAGGAACTGTTGGTGGTGCTGTTGCTGTATCAGGAGGATCTATAGATTTAAGAACAAGTGCAAGTGATCCTGCATATATTAGATTTTATTGTGAATCTAATAATGCTCACTATGCTCAATTACAATCTCCTCCACATTCTTCTTATAGTGGTAATTTAACAATTACTTTACCTGTAAGTACAGCTACAATAGTAGGAACATCAACAACAGATACACTATCAAATAAAACCTTTGCAGATGCTACTAAGTTTGAAGATACAGTTACTGTTAGTGGAGCAGTTAGTATTGGTGGTGCATTAAGTGTAGGAGGTGCTGTATTTTTAGGATCAACAGTTACTGTAGTAGGTAAAGCTGTATTTGAAGGAGATGTATCTGTCAGTGGAGATGTAGATGTAGCAACTAATGTTTCAGTAGGAGGTACTTTTCAAGCTACAGGTAATGCAGTATTTGATGGTAATGTATCTGTATCAGGTAATATAGACACAGCAGGTAATGTATCTATAGGTGGTACAGCAACAATTACAGGTGCTACTCAACTAGGTTCTACAGTTACTGTAGTAGGTAAAGCAGTATTTGAGGGAGATGTTTCAGTATCAGGAGATCTTGATGTAGCTACCAATGTATCTGTAGGAGGTACTTTCCAAGCTACAGGCAATGCTAACTTTGATGGAGATGTTTCGGTAAGTGGTGATGTATCTATAGGTACTAATCTCTTTGTTGGTGGAACAGTTACTATTGTAGGTAATACAACTCTAACAGGTAACTTTGCAGTTGGTGGTACTGCCACTATAACAGGTAACTCAGGATTTTTAGGTACAGTCAGAGTAAGTGGTAATACTTCTCTTGAAGGTCAACTACAACTAAGTGAGTCAGCAGCAGCAGCCGTACATACAACAGCTATAAACGGTGTAACTTCTGTCTCTCTTAACTTCGGTATAGCACAAAACTTTTTAACAACTGTTACAGCAGGACATACTATGGCTAGACCAACCAATGCAAGGGTAGGTCAAGTAGGAAGTGTCTTTTTTGTACAGTCAGGTGGTA